TGTATTAATTTTTTAATTACTAATTTCGCCTACTTGAATTATGCTACCTGTATTAATATCAATTATTCTAAAAGAAACTGCAATTTCATTGATGTTCCATCCACAATATCAAATGGTTTCTTATTCTTGATTTTATCAAGAATTACATCAATTCTATATTCTCTACCTGATTTTGATAAATCTGCTGGTGTTAAACCTGCCATTAATCTCTCCTTATACTGCTATTTATATGTGGCGGGAGCGATGGGACTCGAACCCACGACCTCCTGCGTGACAGGCAGGCGTTCTAACCAACTGAACTACACCCCCAATTAATTAGTGAACAGTATACCAATCTTTTTTATCAGCGTCAGCAACTGGTTCTGCTTCAGGTACATAACCTTCAGTAGTGCCTTTGAATACTAATGATACTCTAAACTTATCTGTTTCAACTGCCCTTGCAACATGAGGTATTCTAGCGTCAAATACTATAACACGACCTGCTTCTGGATAGTATGCTCTTAAAATATCTTTACCTGCTTCACCTTCTAATCCCCAAGGTGTACCATGAGCTGCTGCTCTCATTTCGTCTGTAAGATTAGGTGTCCAAAATTCTATTGAACCTCCATCTTCTGGTTGCCAGTCTGGTGTTAGATATACAATTATAGTATATTGTCCTTCTGTCCAACCATCAACATGAATGCCGCCTGATTGAAATTGACCATGTCCATTGAGATAGTGTCTTAATAATTTAACACCAGGATTAACTTTATCCCAAATCTCTTTTACCCAAGGTTGTTCTATTTCATAATCAATTCTTTTAGTATCACTACCACCAAGAGTTATATGTTTATACCCAGGTGTTTTAGCTTCTTCTTTCATCTTATCAGAAGAATACCAACCATCTTTCCATTTCATTGCCATGGCAATATCATAATATTTTTTAATTTCTTCTGGTGTAAATGTACCATTAGAAGCTTGAATTTGTGATGTAAAGTTTGGTGATTTCATTATATTCCTTTTAAGATAATATCCAGATAATTATTAACAATATAACAACATATGCTGGTACTTGTTTATATAATATCCAATCTATTATTTTTTTTATTTGTTGTTTCATTTTGGTTTTTTCCTTATTAAATCGCAATTATATGATAATGTTCTTCTTGCTTGATCTGTTCCCCAAAATGGATAAACTCCATGCAATGTTGTATAAGGAAACATGAAAAAGTCACCCACTTGAGCATCCAACCTAAATTGATTAACTGCAATTGGTGATGAATCATTACCTAAAAATTCTAAATGTCCATTGTGAGGACTATCTTTTCTTGTTATTTCTTCTCCATATGTATCAGGTCTTTTTAAAACTAGTACGGATGATAATCCTACTTCCGATTTCATACCTGTATGATAATGAAAAGGATTATATTCATGTGCTTTCATTTCATTTACCCATGCTCTATCTGGCTCTACTTCATATTGATCTGCCTTTTGAATACTTGTCATATAAAATTCAAATGCTTGTTTGAATATACCTTTAAGTTCATCGGTTAAATGATCTGAAATTTTATGTTCATCTTTTATTTTACCAGCAAGACCATCATTAAGTGGTTTCATTTCTAAAATATTTTCATCATATATTTTATTAATATCAACTATCATACCCATTGGCATTGGCATTTTGATAATCATACTTCCTAAAGTAACTATCTGTACTGGTACATCATGTTCTTTCGGTTCACTTATCATTTTTTTCCTTATTTAATTGCTCTTCAAATTGTTTCATATGTGTGTTAAACATTTCCTCTTCATATAATACAATGGTTATTAAACTATATATTGCCATATCCATCAATGTATCTTTAATACTTTCCTCTTTAAATTTGAAGTCACCCTTCTTTATGAAATTACTAATACGAGCATATTTATCACCCATACGAATAACAGAACCTTTCCAAGGAGATATACCTGCCAAATTAGATAATCTAAAGTTAGCAAATATATCATCCGTGTCTGCATAATCGTGGCGCTTGTTATCATGTAATTTTTTTATGGTAGTAAGTATTTCAGTAAAGCGTTTGCTTTGTTCTTCACTTGTCATCATATTTTACCTAGTGTTAAATGTTTTACCACTCCTCCTTGAGGCACCCATTGTTTATGTTTGTTTTGAAAGCCAGCAACTTTTTTTGCTTCATCTTCAAAAGCCGTAGCACAAAGAATACTGCCAGTTGGTTTTTCAATAACTAACCACCTCATTTGTCCTTTATGCTTACTTAACTTTTTTTCATAAAACATTTTATCTTTAGAAATATAGTTTCCTGGTTTTTTATCTCCAGGGAAATACCTAGTTCTATTACTGTCTTTCCTTCTTCTCATTTTATGCCTTTGTAGTTTCTTCTTCTTTGATCGCTTTGATTACATCAGCTGGATCTTCAGCTGAATTAGTTTTATCTTCTACTGGTTCTATCAAAGCACTTGCAGGTAAATTATCTGTTAGATATTTACTATGATAAGTGATTAAAATTTTTACATTGTCAAATTCTGCTTGTAAATTTCTTAATCTTGCTTGAAGATTTTGAACCTGAACAACAGAAGTTTTACACTTCTCATCAAGTTTAGTTTCATCATAGTTTTTACCGTCTATTGTAATAGCCATATTGCTATCCTCCTTTTATTAGTTTATATTAATTGAATTTCAGAAGCAGCTTGTTTACCACGCTGTTCTGTTAGTTCATAAGATACTGCTTGTCCATCTGTTACCGATGAAATATTAGCAGCCTGTAAAGCTGAAACGTGTAAAAAAGCGTCTTTACCACCTTCGTCTGGTGTTATAAATCCGAAACCTTTTTTAGCGTCAAACCACTTTATTTTTCCTGTAGCCATTTATTTTTCCTTTTTAATTAGGTCTTTATTATATTTTAAAGTCTGAAAATTGACCTAGTTTTTTTCCAAACTTATTTTTATCAGTTGTAGGTGTTTGACCACTTTCAACTAAATCTGTTTGTGCTTTTTGTTCAACATCATAAAATCTCATCTTGGATCTATCAACGCCAAGTATGAACTTTCTATTAACTGTTGGATCATTATATCTATTTTTTAATTGTTTAACCATTATTTGATTCTTATCATCTAATTCTTCACTAGTTATTAAAGCAAACATAAAATCTGCTGTTGCAGGTAAACCAAAACTTTCAGATGTATCTTCTAATCCTACATCACTACTTACAAAACCACCTCTTGTTGTTTGTGTAGCAGAAAATATAGGTAAATTATTTTCAACTGCCATACCTCTTAACTCTTCCGCAATTGCTTTAATATAAGTATATGAATTAACACTTGCTCCTGCTTTAAATCTTGCACTAGCACATATATTTAAATAATCAACAAATATAATATCTGGTTTAAAAGATTTCTTTAATGCTAATTCTTTTATTAATGATCTGAAATGTCCTGTATGAGCAGACGCCGTTGGGTATTCCTTAATAATTAACTTACCTGTTGTCTTACTTTGTAATTTATTAATTTTTGTTTCATACATTGAATATGGTAATTCTTCTAAATCACTCATGCCAACATTTAATAAATTAGCGTCTATTCTTTCAGCAATTCTTTCTTCTGCCATTTCTAATGTTATATATAATACATTTTTACCTTGCAATAATATAGATGAAGCAAGGTGAGTCATAAACATTGTTTTACCAACACCAGTTCCTGCCAAGGCAATATTTAAAGTCTTGGATGGAATACCACCTCTTGTTATTTTATTAAAATATTCTAAATCTAATGTTAATCGTTCTTCTTTCTTTTTATAAAAATCATATCTTTCCTGTGACTCTAGTAAATAATCATGTCCAATCTTTTGGTCAAATGAAACTGATAAAGCACTTGATAGCATTTCTGGAAGATATTCTTGTGTATGTTGTTTATCTTTACCATCAAGTATTTGAATACCACCAAGTATTGCATTATGTATTGCTCTATCTTTACAAAACTTTTCTGTTGTATCTACAAGCCATTGATAATTAATTGGCTCTTTATTTAATGTAGATAATACATCTGTTATCTTTTTATACTCGTCCTCATTTACACTTTTAGTGCTATTGATTTCAATTGATAAAGCTTCTTTTGTTGGAAGACTATTATACTTATTTACAAACTTATAAATTTCACTAAACAATAATCGCTCTGTTCTATCAGCAAAATATTCCTCTTTAATAAAAGGTAATACCTTTCTAGTATATTCCTCATTATGAATTAAATTACTTAATGCTGTTCGTTCAATTCTTTCCATCATCTTCCTTCTTTATTAAATCTGGTTTCTTTTTTAATTCCTCATCTAATACTACAACTAATATATCACCTATATGGTCAATAAATTCTTGACTATCTGTATCCGCTTCAATAAAATTTTCCATAACTGTATAATCAAACTTCATTGGTAAGGTTCCATCAGGCTGTTTTTCTGACTCTGGTGCAAATGCAACATTACCATACTTGAATGTAATGCTTGCGAATGGACCACTAATCAATTTGATTGCTGTAAAATCCTCTCCTGGCTTTTCGACATAGACAAAATCTTCTCGGTGCTTAGGACTGGTCGTCTTGTGTTTTTTGGGGTATTTCAATTACATCTCCGTATTTAAATTCTTTTTTACAAGCGACCTCATCTATTTTTTTCAAAATATCTTTTGTAAAATATTTCGTTGGGTCATTATTAATTGTCTTGCCAAATGCTTTAGAACCATCGGGCAATTCTATTCTAGTAGATACTTGTTTAAATATATTATACTTTAAAGCTAAATCTAATAGACCGTAGTATCTATCTAAACCTTTATCATAAGTTAAACGAACATCCACCAATGCATTTTCTCTTGTTAATCTGGATTTGTAATTCTTGCAATGGATAATGTTGCCAATGATTTCTGTGCCGTCCTTCTCTTTTCGTCTGGACAAATAGACAATGGAACTAGCCGCATATTTGAGACCAGAACCACCGCCCATTTCTTTTTTAGGGAACATACTACCGACAACATCATAAGTGTGGTTAGTTATTATAAGGGGAACTTTTGCTTTTCCTAATTTTAATGTTAAAACTCTAAAGGCAGCTTTTACTATTTGTGCCCTTGTCATATCTCTTGTTTCTTTTCCTTCTGCTGTATCTTCCATTTCTTTTGTGGTTGATAACATACCTAAACTATCTAATAGCAATAGTAATGGTTTTCTATCAGAAGGATCCTGTGAATTGTATTTGTCTAAAACTGTTATTGCTTGGTGCCTAAATTCTTGAACTGTGGTGACAGGCATAATCACCATTCTTTTAGAATCAATCTTTCTATCTTCAATTAATTCTTTGGTCACAGCAGATTCGCTTTCAAAGAATACCACACCACCCTCTGGATTTTTATCCAAAAAGTGTTTACATATACCTAATACAAAGAAAGTTTTACCTGTTGCACTTTCACCTGCTAATGCTGTAATCTTATTGGCAGGGATTCCATTATAGATACTGCCTCCTAATAATGCATTAAACACATAGGAACCTGTATCAATAAATGAATCAACATCTCCTGCTTCTACTCCTTCCGAAACTAAACTTGCGTATTCATTTCCGGTTTCTTTAATTATATCTTTCAAAAAGTTTGTCATTATTCTACTGTTATTTTATATTCGTATACTCCATCGTCTTTTGTTTTCATATGTTCAGCGTAATCCTTTTCTCTTTGTTCGCCGCCTTCCATTCCATCAGAATATGTTTCAGTCCATGCCCAATCATCATCAGCATCCTTATATCGTTCTCTACTATGTCGCTTTTCTATAGTTATCATTATACATCCTTTTCATCTTAATGTCAATAACTATTTATATTACATAAAACTATCTAATGTTCCTTTTCTTGAATTTTTAAATAAGTCAAAATCGTGCCTGAACTCTTCCGTACCACTATCAACCCCTCTAAAAACCCAAACATTTTCTATAAAGTATTTTGCCATAAAAGCATTTAACTCCTCTTTGGTCTTATATTGTTTTCTTCCTTGTGGCCGTTGCATAATTCTCATTCCAATCTGACCCATAAATGAATCCTTAAACTTATCTACCAATTCATCACTAGAATAATATCTTGTGCCCTTGATTTTTGGATCCATAATATTAACAAACATCCATCCACCATTACTTAAACTGTTCATAGTGTTTTCGGCAACTGGTAAATAAAACTTATCTCTCCAAATCTCATATTCATTAAACTTGTGCCACGATTGGTCTTCCTCGTGTTCGC